GGGGAAGATCAGTTGGAAGCTGTGATCCTCGATCTGGTTCTTGACCTTGCGCCCGAAGTCGTCAGCCAACTCTTGCGCGTAGGTCGCCGTCACAACGTAGTGATCGGGGTTGCGGCCCATGTACCACGCCGGGAAGAACTCGCTCGCTAGCATGGATTTGCCGTGGCGCGGCGGCATCGTAATCATCAGGCGGGTGATTTCCCCGCGCTCAACCGCTTCGAGGTGACGCGCGATCTCCCGGTGATGGGGCGCGTCGGTGTAGCCCGGCCACTGATAGGCCGCGTAGGCGATGAGGCGGGAGAATGCGAAGTCCTCAGCCGTCAGGGCGTGCGCCGCGCTCACTTGTCCGCCCTCGTGGCCGCCGCCACAGCCGCGTCACGTTGCTCTTTCGTCGTTACTTCGATTTCGCCGCTGTGCTGGTGCTCTTGCTTGTCACGCCACTCGCCTGAGCGACGGTTCTTGAGCCAGAATATCGCCGCAGTTACGTCTGGAGCCACCTTCGCGCGGAACGGCGCATAGACCGGGCTCTCGGCGTTGGCCGGCATGAAGATTTTAACTTCGTCTTGCTCGTATCCGATCGCGCGTTGGTAGAGGCTCCGCTCAACACGATCGTCGGCAACATCCTTCCCTGCCTTTAGGGCCTGACAAAACGCCGGGTGATCGTGCTTCCAGCGGTAGATCGTGCGAACGTCGACCTCGAAGAAATCGGCAAGCTCTTGATCGGTCGCGCCGAGCGCGCAAAGCTTCTCCGCCTGCTTCGCGTATGCCACCTTGTAGCTTGAGGGCCGCCCATTCTTCGCCATGGCGCAATCCAGTTACAGCATGAAAGCGGCTTTGGCAAGACGCGCGAGACTGACGCGCTCGCCATCCTGTGCCGCGCGCTCCATTTCCGCGAGCACCTGCCGCCTGCGGTGGGTCATCTGGCCTGGGGGGCGGCCTCGCCGGCTCATCTTCGCCATGTCAGGCGCTCTCCGAAAAAAATCTGCAAACCCGCATTTTCCCTATTGACGGCCGGACATTTTGCCCGCATAAGGGGTCCATCGAACGGGGCAATGCCCCACCTGCCAAGGGAGAATGTGAGATGTTCACCGTTTACGCGATCCACGCCCCCGAAGCCGACAAGCTGGAGCAGGTAAAGGGCGAGATGGCTTACCTCGGCGCGCCGACGATCGAGGTTGTAGACTGCGGCGATTTCTACATGGCGCTTGAGGGATCGCATCGCCTTGCTGCCGCTCACGCCCTCGGGATCGAGCCGGAGTTGATCGTCTACGAGCAAAGCGATTTGATCGACGTGAGCCGCTACGACTGGTTTGAGCCTAATAACTGGGCTCTCTGGGATGGAGCGGACGAATGCCCGCTCAAGTATGAGGCAGGCGAGGTCGCGGGCGAAGTTTTCTCGCACCGTCAGGCTGTGCCCTACAGCTTTCCGGCCGAGCGTTGAGTCATGACCCCCGCTGAAATCCGCGCCATCCGCCAGCGATACGGCCTTTCCCAACCGGGATTGGCCGCATTGCTTCGAGTGTCGGACGTTCGCACGATCCGCCGATGGGAGAAAGGCGAGGTGCCTGTTTCCGGGCCGGCATCGATCGTGCTGGAGCTTATGGACGCTGACGAACTGCCGAACAGGTTCTGGCCGTAGCATTCAGGCGCTCTCCTTGTGCGTTGCGGGAAGGCCGGTCCACTTGGAGCTATCGAACGTGACGCGGGCGCACTTCACATGCGCATTCGGCACATCGCATATGCTCAAGACAGCACTGGAAACATTCGCCGCCCCGCTGCGCGCCGACAGCCCCTCAAGACGGGCAACCCACAGAACCTGAGCGAGGTCGGGGCCAGCTTCAACAGCCTCTAAGTCGGTGAGGTAGGTCCTGTAGGTGTCTTCGCGCACGATCATCAGGCGCTCTCCTGTTGGTGTGAGGGGGTCATGCTGGGGCTCCGGGGGTGGGGGTGGTCATGCGGCCATTCAGTCGATCTGCCGGAAGGTGCTGGTGCGGAAGTCGAACGTAACCATCACTTGATCGCGCTGGCCGGGCAGGCCCATGCGGACCTTGTTCACCACGATTGTCGCTTGGTTTTCCTTGAAGTTCGGGCGGTGGTAGGTGAGTCCGTAATCCGCCTTGTTCGCCCAATTGGCCGAGCCGCTGATGTCGTACAGGCCGGGGATCTTCTTGCTGCCCTCCTGCGGCTTAGTGGGGTGAGCCACGACCCAGAAGGCGACGTTGTTCTGCTTGGCGAAGCGCTTGATCGCCCGAATGGCGCGCCCGATGTAATCCGTCTCGGTTTCGTCGCGGCGGCGCTTGTGTTCCAGCTCATTCCACGGATCGAGCACGATCATCCGGACACCGTGGCGAACAACCGCCAAGCGGCAGAGGCTCAGGAAATGGTCGAGGTCCATCTCCAGGTCCTCGTCCACCGTCTGCGAAATGATGGTCAGCCGCTCGTTGATGATGTCATCGGCATCGGACAACTCGACCTTGCTCAAGTCGTGCTTGGAGCATTCGAGGATGGCCATGCGCAGGCCATCGATCAGGATCGGCTTAACGTCCGTCTCGAACGACGCCACGCAAACCGGGAAGTGGTAGCGCAAGGCGTGCCCGATGATCGCGTTCATGAGCGTTGACTTGCCCATGTTCGCGTAGCCGGTGACTACCGTTAGCGTGCCGGGGACAATCCGCAGCATGTGCTCGATCGGTTGAACCCCAACGCTGTAGGATTGAACCTCGCCCTTCTCGGGGAAGTCCGCCGGGCGGAACAAGCCTTGCACCGGGACCGGCTTGGCCGTGGTGATGCAATCGACAACCCGCTCCGGCCCGAAGTCCACCAGAACCTCGTTCAGGTCCTTGCATGGCCACGGGTACTCAACGAACCGGCAACGGTCGGCCCCGAGTAGTCGGACTAGATCGGCGCGAAGGTTCCAGCCCGCCTGGTCATCGTCCGCCGCAATGACGAACTCCTTGACGCCGGAAAGCGCATCGGCGTGGCGGTCGATCCAGTCGTACCGGCTTGCCGTGTCGAGATTAGCGGTTTCCTGCGCGGGCGCCCCGTTCGGAACTGATACCACGTAGAGAAACCCGGACTGGATTGCGGCGATAGCATCCCACTCCCCCTCCGTTATCACTACAGGCGCTTGCCCGCCGCGAACTTTGGGGTCGCTCAGGCAATCCGCGTTCCAGAGCGACAGAGGCGCGCCGGAATCCATCCGGTGATCCTTCTCGCTGGTCAGCCGGTACTTGTGATTGATCGTCTGCCCGCCCTCGACGTAGGGGACCGAAAGCCAAGCCTTGCCCTCCCGGATTACCGTTGTGAGGCCGAGCTTCTCGGCAAGCTGCGGATCGAGACCGCGAGCCTCGATCCATTCGCGATGTTTCGGGTGCATTGTCATTGATGGCTCCAGCAAATCCGCAATGGTGGCAGAGGAAAACCCAGCCACGGTCGTCGCGCGAGACACTCAGGCATCTGTCTCTTTTATTCTTTCGAGTGTGACTGCATTCCGGGCACAAATGCTTCCCGGTCTTGGTGGGCCGCCAGTTCAGCATGGCCCGGTGAACTCATGGGCCGAAACCAACTCCCGCTTCACCGGGTAAAGGTCCTGCCAGCATCTAAGCGTGGATTGATCGAGGACGGCAGCGACATCCTGCCCCTCCCGCTTGAGTTCCGCCAGTTTGTTGACCGCCATGGTTATGGCTCGATCGGTCAGCGGTTTTTTGATCTTCCGCCGCATAGCGACGAACCCCGCCCATGGCTCTGGCGGAACCCAATCAGGAACCTCCGCCGACGCGCGCGTGCGCGTCTTAGGTGTTTCTTTCTCTTTAGAGAAAGGAACACTCTGGCTTCTGGCTTCTGGCTTCTGAGTAATAGGTGACCTATTAGGTGACCTATTAGGTTGCGGTTTTTCTCCAAGGTTTTCCGCACCTTGCGCCCACCGCTTACTGACCGCTTTGCGGCCTTTTTCTGCGCGGTTTCGGTCCTGCACCATGCGCCGGGAGTAAATGACGCCTTTACGGGTACGGCTGAAAACCCCCACGCTTTCGAGCTCGATCAGCAGCGCTGAGACCTCATCCACGTCAAGTCCAGACATACGCGCTAGGGCGTCATCACTCACGGCGTGGCCATTCAGGACTAGATGGCCATATGGTGATGCTTCGTGCATGATGCACAGCATCTCCATCCATAAACCCCGAGCGCCGATTGAAACGGCCCTCAAGGCTTGATCTCCCCGCCAGTCGCGCGGGTAGAACTTCATCCAGGGATTAGCCATTGCGCCACTCCCAGTCCGGCCCATAGTCCGGCAGATATTTCTCTCGAAGAATGCCCCAAAGCTCTTGCAGTACCGGGTTCTGGTCGAGGCCCGGCCAGTCGTCCGTTATGCGGGTTAGGGCGTGATCTACCTCCCTCGCGTAGTCGTCCAGCAAGGCGGCCTCGCGCGATACCGTGAAGGGGCAGTCGGGATTGATGTTGTCGTTCGCCGCCATCATTACAGCGCCTCAAACGTCATCAAGAACCGCGCGTAGGCAGTGTCCTGGAGGGCGG